CTAGTGCCAGCATTTCGGTTGTTGCCCCTTCGGGGTCCGTATATGCCGTGCTATCGGGGCCGATAGCGCTTGTGCTTGGTAGCGGGTAGCGGTTCGCTTTGTTGTCGTGCCAACGTGCAAGCGAGTCCTTGCCTTGCGCGTTTGACAAAGTGATTTTTGCGGTAGCTGTGCGCGTATCTGCTGAGTCACTGAGCGATACGGATTTAATCCAATCGCTGCCCGCATAGCTGCGCATATCCTGCAAGCTGCCGTTGCTATCCTCAATCTCTACGCGCGCGAGCGATGCTAAGCCTAAGCCGTCCGCGTCCTCAGCAACCGCGCGGCATTCCGCGCTTGTGCGAGCAGCTTTTGATATGCGGATAAAATCTATCGCACCGCTAAAAGGATCCACCCCGCTACCATTGTTTGCGACACGCCATGTTTGGCTTGCAGACGCGTTTGTTTCTGCCTCATGATACGCTGCGCTCGTGTATGCAAGCTGTCCACCTACGTACAACAAAACTCGTTGCGTTGTTGATGTAACGGTTTCACGAACAACGCTAATAACATAGCGTTGCCCCTTCATGAAAGAAAACCCTGTATTAATATCCACATTTGTCCCCGAACCATACTCCCAAAAAACGTGCAAATATCCGGTTGTCCCGTTCAGGTAAATCGAAAGCAAGACGTTTGTTGCGAGTGTTTCGCCAGTGTGGACATAGATAACAAGTTTTTGATCTACCGTTGGTGCTGCACCCGACCAATAAAAACCTATATCTGCCGTTATTTCCCCCACCATATTTGCAGCGTCAACACCTGCTAAACTGCCGTCAAAATATTGTGTGCCGTCAAAAGTACGCGCGCCGTTTGCGTTGCCTACCAAAACCCCCGGCGAAGCGGTTTCCGCTAAATCTTCGCCTTCGGCTAAATCAAACAAATCATCTGTTGCTGCGTTTTCATCACACGCCCATAGGTGCAAAGTATCCGCGTCAACAGAAGGGACCTTGCCCGCGCCTGTGCGAAAGTGCCTCATACTTCATCAAACCTTACTTGCACCCGCGCTTTACTCGGACCTTTGACTGGCACAACTTTTACATCGCTTGCTAAAAAAGCAGCTTCGCTCCCGATGGCATCACCGCTCAAGAGCACTTGTGGCAAGTCACTAAATGCTTGTGCGTGCATTGCCTGAACTGTTGCAATTGGCATAGCGCCCGGATAAATAACAGCGTCGTCAATACGAGAATACGTAGACCCTGTGAGCGTTAACGCGCCACCCGAGTATGCGAGGTCTGTAAAAGATCCAACACTTCCATCTACGTATTTCGTGCCGTCTATGATAGCGATATGATGCCACGCTGAAGAATACCCCCACGCGCTGATCGTGTACGAGCCCCACTCGACAAGCTGCCATGTCGCTGTCCTGCCGCTGTAAACGTAGCAACTGCGTGCCCCGAACTTTACGGTCGTGCTTAAAGACGTTGTATAGCCTGTATCAGGACCGAGACCATCGGCAGAGTATAAAGATGCGTCAAAAGATATGCTGTGGCCAGAACCGCCAAGCAGACCCGCCCACGCTTGTGCTGTGCTCAAGTCCATAAGCTGCAAGGTCACGTCGAACTTGCGCTTGTTTTTTCCGTCCGGTGCTGTGCCGTCGCCTAAAGCGTTGCGCCCAACACTACCAAGCACGCGATCCCTATTTTCTGCGAACTTTTCAACGGGAACAGCCAAGCCATTTATTTCAAAAAAACTCATGAGCGCGCTCCCCAATCCATCCGCATCCCTGCTAGTTCACCCGCAATAGCTTGCCCAATTTCTTTTCCGTTGCTGCCATTGACGTACACATTGACAGCTGTCTGAGATGAAAAGATTGATGCGTTGGTTTTGTACCCGCTGGGAACATTGGTCGCGCTTGAGTTTAGGCTATTCAAACTTTCAGCGGCACCATCCGCACTGACCATCATTTCGGAATACGTATCAGTGAGATTGTTGAGTGCCTGCCCCTCGCGGTAGCGTGCGTTGATAAGTGCATCAATGGCGGTGTGATCCTCACTCCCCCAATCAAGTAGCAACTGCTGAAACCCGATGCGCAAATCTAAAACGCTAATCCTAAAATGCTGCATAGCTACCGAGAGCGCTGCGAACATTGTCCAAACGCGGTATAAAGCATTGCCCATAATATCATACTGAGACATCACGCCAACAAGCCGATCAATCCAATTGCTGAGCAACTGAACAAGAACATACGCGATAGGAATAAGTCGCTCAGCCAACGGCTCAAAAGCATCAACCAATTTGCTATTCAGGTCCTCAAACATCTGTTGCGTTTTTGCTACAGCGTCGGTTTGCGCGAGTGCATTTATTGTTAGCATTCCAAAAGCTATTTCAAGACCAAACAATGCCCCGGCAAAAGACGCGAAGCCGAGCGCAGCCACCCCAAGCGGACCCCCAATAGTTTCCGTTAAGCTAGGGGCCATCGCGTGCATTAAATCCGTAAATCCCTGTCCTATTTTGTCGCCGATGCTGCCGATGGCTGACCCTACAGACACACCCATTGCACCGCCTGCCGCCAACCCTAGTGCAGACCCAATAGCAGAGCCAAAGCCGCCACCCGACGTGATGGCGTCCGCCATGTTTTGCCCGACCGCATCACCAGCGCCACCGCCAAACATTTTCCCAAAACCTTCGGCCATGAGTTGGTTAATACTTTTGCTCGCCTTGTCGTATTCAGCGGACAAGCGCGCTTGTTTTCGCGCCGCGATTTCAAGCTGCACAGTATTGTCATCAGAAGCGATGCGCATGCTTTTCATGCTTGAAATAAACGGCGCGGCAGCTTGTGAACCCGCCCACGCAGGCGCGTCTACAAAATTACTACCACCACCGCCACCGCTACCATCGCCGCCATCACCGAACCCACCACCGCCTGCCGCTTCGGGGAGGTCTGGCATTTTCGGAAAAGCTATCGACAACAAATCTTTGCCAAGTCCTTTTAATCTTTTCGTAATTCCATCTGCAAGTTTTTTGCCCGCTTCTAAACCCGCGTCTCCCGCAGCTACGCCGAAATAATCTAGCGTAGTGTCGAATTCCACTTTGACTTCTTGTAGCGCATAACCTGCCGTCATCATTTTGACGTTGCCAAGTTTTTCTCCGACAGTAGCGAGCATGTCACCGACCAAGCGCCATGGGACAAGCAGAGCGTTTAAAATTTGCGCGATAGCTTGCGCAGTAGCAAGCATTGCGTTTACAAAAGTTCCCTTCATCGAAAGACTAAGCTCTCCCCAGGCATATTGTATAACGCCAGCTACCGCAGCAATCGCAGCCGCTTGGAGTAAGAACGGGCCAAAAGTTGCGGCGAGCATTCCAACGCCGGCGGCAACACTAGGCAATGCAAACGCTATAGCAGCAAGCCCGCCCGCAGCGGCGGTTAAGCCACCGCCCCATGACAATAGATTCGTGGCTAATTTTTTTGCATCGGGTGAAAGTTGTTGAACCCATTTGTCAACGCCCTGCACTGCTTTCGTCAGACTTCCAAACCATGCTGCATAATCGGATTCTAGCAGCTTGCCGAGCGTTTCTTTTAGGTCCCCGGTCGCGTTGTCGAATTGTTTCATTGACCCCGCGCCAGTTTTCGCGGCTTCCTCTGCCAATCCGCCCACGGCCGCTTGCAATTTTTCAGAGACGAACGTAACACGCTCTTGCGTTTTCATAAACTTAAACGCTTTTTTTTCTTCTTCTGACAGAACAACGCCATATCTTGACAGGCCCTCAGCCTGTCCCGCGATTGCCCGACCTACTGCCATTGCGGACGAACGCAGCGAACCTTCACCACCGCCCATACGCTCTGCCATGTCTTGAATATGCGGCGTGAGCTGCGCAACCTGATTGCCGTTGTCAACGAAAGTCGCAGTCATACCCATCATTGCAATTGTAGCTTCATCGCCAAACGTGGTTAGGTTCTGCCGAGCAGACGCGAACTTTTTTAGCGCCTCGACGTCGAAGGCGTCCGCGCTTTTCTTTGCAGCAATCTCAAGCGAGCGCTCTGCCATTGCTTGCTTATCTGCGAGCTTGATCATCTCGTCGAAAGCGTCTGTGACTTTTGCGGCCACTTGCTGCGCCATCTCGCCAAGGCGCATTAAACCCATATCGGTTTTTTGAATGGTGTTGGTAAATTTTTTAGCGCCTTCGGTCGCGCCGCTAGTATCAAAGCCGAGCTTAGCAGACAGCTCGCCTAAACTCATTTTGAAGCTCATGCTATTGCTCCTTTGGCGCGGTCATTTCGATCCAAGCGGCCCATTCGAAAAACTCTTGCACTGTCATTTTTGCCGAAAGTTCGGCAACGGTGCAGCCGACCTTTTCAGCAATGGCAAACGCTAGCTGTCGTTCACCATTTCGTCTAAATTTTCCGTCACCTCATCTTGATTAGGTGTTAGCATTTCCATAACGCGCGCGCCAACTGCATCAACCCAAGAGCCTGCGGGCGCGTCCATCAAAGCGGCCATGTCAACAGCCTGGAACAGCGGCTTGCTGTTCTCGTCCATGACGCATCGTATGATTGACAGAGCGGTCATTTTGGCGAGGTCTGGTGTCTTGGTATGGGCTTTACCTATTGTGATTATGTCCGCCCGCATTTTGACTGTGGGGGCCTTAATATACACAATGCCTTGAGGCGTCTCAAAGGGTGTATTTTCAGGGCGGTCAAAATCCAAAAGACTGTCGCGTAAACTCATTGCGAAACTCCGAAGTAAGCGTCACCGTTTACGGAGCCGACAAAGGCCACATTTCGGGTGACTAGATTGTTTGCAGGCGATGACTTGCCGCCAGATGATTTCAGGACAACAAACCCGCGCCACATATACCCGCTATCGCCAAGCACTAAATCTATGACAAGTTTTTCTTTGGCTTCCAATAAATCGCGAATGCTTTTTGACGACACAATTGTTTCATCACCGTGCTGTTGCAGGTCCATCGTGCCCGAACAATCGCACGTTGTTTTTTCAAAGTCGTGCGCCTCATCGCCGTAGCTTGTTGAGTCTGCAAGGTCCGCAGTCATGTCAACAGAAGCCCCGCGCACTTGGGCAACAGCGCCGATAGCCAAATAGCTAAAGTCTGCTGTCACTGTGCCACCAGGTGAACTTACTAGCGTGACCTGCCCGAACAGGTGATCAATTGTGTAGCCACTCGCCGCGATAGGCGTGCCACCATCATAAACAACCACACTCGCTGTCGGGTCCCAAATGCGATGCGTTGCCGACGAAGCCTTGTAGGTTTTGCCACTGACCAGCGTCATGCTCTGACTTGTGACTGCCGTTGCGCTTCCGGTAAAGTAAAGCATAGAGTTCTTTCCAGCAAAAGGCCCAGCGGGTGATTCTGTCGTTGTGGTGTGTGCCACGGTGTCGCTTTCGGCTATAGCTTTCATTGTCGCTGAGAATTTCACGACGCAATCATGCGGAGCATCAAAAGAAAACTTTTCAACTTTGCATTTGACGTTAACAGCAGTGGAACCAAACTCAGCCTGGCACCAGATAGCAGAGCCATCTTTTAGCGCGTCGATCAAAAGCAATTGTCCGTTTGCCACTGCGTCGAACCAGCCACCAATTTCAAAGCTACCATTAAACAGCGCAGGTAACTGTGCATGAGCATCATCGCCAAAGTCCGTGTAATCGCACAGATCCACGTCAAGTGCGTTTGACAAGTTGTCAAGCCCGTTCAGCTCGTAGTAAGTCGAGTCGTCAGAGCTAACCGAAACCGTAACGTCAGAGCCTTTAATCAATCCCACGGCTCACCTCTAGTGAATGGTTGTATCGCTTTGGGCAACAGCTTTGAGCGAAGCGGAAAATTTAACCGTGCCGTTCGGTGCGGCGTTGCGCTTGAAGCTGCTAACAACACACTCGACGTTTTCGCCTGTGGTGCTGTACCAAGCAACCTGCGCCCAAACGCTGGAGCGCGCGCGAAAACCAGCTTCGATGATAACAATGCCCGCGTCGCTTGCATCGTATCGCCCGGAGATTTCCACGCCGCCATCAAACAACAAGGCTGTTTGCTCATGCGCATCATTCCCAAAAGCCGTGGTGTCCTCGAGGTCAACATTAAGATCAACCGAGACCGAGTCCTGTTCGCCAACTACTGCGTAACCGCTTGACGCGGATGCGCTGACTTTGACGACGACATCTTTACCTGCATAAACTGACATTTTTCTAACTCCTTCGCGCTGTCAGGCGCATATTTACGCTATAATAGTATCGCCCTTTGTCGTCCACGTCCACAAGCAATGGCTCGCTGTCAAGCACATCACAAGAGACATAACCTGACGGCGGGTCCTTGTCTGTCACCGTAGTCGCAGCAAGACGCGCGAGCGCCTGGGTAGTCACTCGGTTTGTTCCGCGCGCAACAACTTGCATCGTTGGCCACCAAATACTAGACCCACGTCCAAGAGCTTCCTCGACGCTAGGGCCGCCCGTCGCTGCTACAAATACTGACGGGTCCGATGCTAAGCCGTTGTCATCAACAGGCGCGCCTTCAAAGCAACTTGTGCCCATCGCCAAGGTCAAATGCGTGGCGAGCCAAACCGCTGTATCATAAGCTGGCGTCATTTTTTGCCTTCTTTATTTGACAGCGCAACGGCTTCGGGATTGTCCGGCTTAACAGCGTTCGCGCCTTTCATCACAGCCGCGCCAATATTTTGCAAAGCCAATTCTCCGACGCTGCGGACGTATCCACCCGCAGCGTTATTGATAGCCCGCTCCAAAAACTTTCGCGTGCCATGCTCATGGGCAAAATCGCCTTCATGCTGTTTAATAATGTACTTGCCCGCAGGTCCACCGCCGCCAACTTCAGCACTAATTTTGTCGCCCTGAATTTCGGGAATAGTGCAGTACAGACTTGCGCGCATGGTTCCAAATTTTAACGGGGTGTTATCTTTTGCGTCGCCTACAATATTGTTTCCTTCAAGATAGACGCCCGCAGCGACGGCTTTTTTAATGTCGTCGGTTGCTTTGCTGAGCGCGGCAAGCACGCCCTGTATGCCGTCTAAACCTTCAATCGCCACAAGTTTTTTACTCCCGTTAAAATGTCTGCGCCTACTTGGATCGCTTGAACTTTGCGATAGTCATACGCGCCCCATTTAACCCAATCCGCAGGTAGAACTTCGGCTTCTGTTAGGATCTCGTGAGTAGTACTTATCTGTGTTCCATTTGCCTGTGTCACTACGTCATCAACTTCGACGACGCGACAAGGCATTGTGCGCGTTGTCCACGTTGACACAGCGCCATGCGCATCAAGTGCGCCTGGCGTGCGGACCGATAGAGTGAGCTTTAATCGCGTGGCTATTTGAGGATCAATCATCATCGAATTCACCGCGCTTGAAAAACGGCTGAACTGTATCGGCGTCTGCGTCTGCGTCTGCCACATTGTCAACAAGATGACCGCCCACAAATATCGTTGCCCTTAATCTGCTGTTAGCGGTCTGCATTTCTCGCAACTCTTTTGCACGTTTTCTAAACGCGTCCGCGCGTTGGCTTGACGAAGTACTAACGCCGATATTGGTTTCATCCACGTATTTTGCGCAGCGACTTGCAAGCAATTCGCAAGCATAAACCGCTGCGCTTAATGTCGTGGATTTTTTGCCCAAAGCATAGGCGACTTCGGCATCGGACAAGGACAAATCGCCCCAGTCCACGACGTCCCCCACAAGCAAGCGCAGCTCGTCGCTAGTGCTGCCTGTGGGGTTATCGCCGTAAGAGAATGCCATCTAGTGCGCCTGTGCCATGTGCGCAGCAAGCCCGCGTTTTGTCGTAAACTCTCGCCCGCATTCTTTGCACTTCGGCAAAGCTTTTGTCATAACAACTTTTGGAGCAACTACGACCGGGACAATATACCGATTGACAATCAAAGAGCGAAAAGATGGCCACGCTTCGATCTCGGCGGCCTTGTAAACATCGCCTATGCGCAGATCACTCACATGCTTTTCGACTCTGTACGCCTCGGCTATTGGCTCAATCATGCGAGCACGTACAAACTTCAAAACGTCCGCGCCAGCGATCTGCTTGAACTTATCGCCCTTAACAAATTTCACGCCGCGAACCGTGAAGTTTTTTAGTGCTCGGTACATTTACGCCACCGCTCCGCTGAAGAAATAGCCGCAATCGCTTGAGCAAACCTTGAAGTCCTTGCTGAATGCGCTTTCAATAATGTCGCTCTCGATTTTTTCCTCGCGATATTTTTTGATACGAATGCCTTCGGCATTGCCGGCAAATTTTTTCCAGCGAAACTGGTAACCTGCACTAGGCTCTAACAATGAGGCTGTATCAGGAGCATAAGCAAGCAAAGCGTCTTTGCCAGCGTTGAACGCCATGACGGGGGTAGCTATGCCCTCGGCCGCGCTGTTGTAAACAGAGCGCCCAACAACATACTTTTGAACCTCAAAAATTTCGGCAAGAACTTTCTCGACTTCAGCGCCGGGAGCAATCGCAAGCTTGAACGATTCGCCAGCAACGTACTTCACGCGGTCAATAATGTCAGGATGCTTTTTGAGTTGCGTATGAACGTCATAGCTCACACCGAACTTATTCGGCATACGACCAGTGGCCAGCAAAATAGCACGCTGTGCTGTGGCCATATCAGCAAACAAATCGGACGACGCATCACTCCACAAAGTCGAAGGCGTGACATCGTTTGCCCAAACACCGGTTGTGAAAAAACGGGATACCCACAAGCGCTCTTGCTTAGTCAAAGCCTGCTGAGTCAAAAACTCTGTCTTGGCCTTGTCGTAATTGAACGGCGAAGTTTGATTGTCTCGGTACTCATCAGGAATTTTAGCCTTAGCGTCAAAGCGACGACAAGCATAAGTTGAATCGAAGTTTGCCTCGAAGTCAACATCCTCAGCCTCAGTGCCAGGAGCACGCTCTTTCATCCCGTCACGCAACCATGCGCCCTTGGGAATAGTGAGAAATTTTCCGGTTTTGTCTTCGACAGGAACCTCAGAAAACATCGCGCGAAAAAGATAATTTTCTACTTTTTGTAGAAAGGCAATTGCCACATTGTTCAGCGGTCGATCAACATGCACATCGGATCCAGAAGGATTGCTCATTTTTCAATATTCCTTTATGCCGCACGTGCGGGGCTGGCGGTGTTGATAAGTGCTTCGAGCAAAACGCCGTCTGCAGAAGCTGCTTTGGTGACATGGCCGACAACATATTCAGTTGTGTCGGTCCCAGGAATTTTTGCGTCGGCTTTGCCCGCGGAGCTAGTGCCGATCAATTTCCCTGCGGCGATTGACGCGCTGGAAACAATCTTACTTTTTCCAAAAGTCAAGATTTCGGCAATCTGACCGCTGGCCGGCTTGTTTTGCAAAACACCGACAGGAACATCGGTAGCGGCTGCGCACAGAATCACTGTGTCATCAGCGGACATTTTGACAAGATAGAATTGCTTCGCGCTAAGGTCTGCCCCAGCGGTCGCGGAGATAGTCAGTACGGGTACTTGACTGGCCATGATTAAGCCTCCTCATAAAGTTTGGGGTTGATTTCCATCGCGCGAACTAAGGCTTGCTCATGAGTCAAACCCTTTTCGCTTTTCATGATTTCTTTTGCGGCAGCGTCGAGAGGACTCATACCGGAGTCAGCGGCGTTCTTGCCAAAGCTTTTCAGCAGGTCGCTATCCTTGAACGCTGCGCTTGCTTTGCTGACCATGTCAACAATCGCTTTGCCCTTGTCGCCCATGTCGTCAGCGAGTTCGAGCACGCTGGCGATTTCCTCGCGGCTTGAATTGGGGACGCTGAACGTGCCCGCTTTTTCAAGCATGTCGCGGTGGCGCAGCTTTTGCGCGGTAGCAGCAACGGCTTTGCGCAACTCGTCATTTTGTTTTTGCAAGTCAACGATCTCTTTTGCGATCACGGGGGCATCCTCCTCTTTGGTCTCCTCTGCGGGAGCGGCTTCCTTGGCAGGCTCGTCTTGAGCTTCTTCGGCAGGACCTAACAGCGCGGAGAGACTTTGCAACACGCCAGCAGGCAGTTTGTCCTTGACAACTTCGAGTGCCTTGACCGCAGTTTCGACTGCAAGGCGTGTGTCGTCGTCAAGTTGTTTTAAAAATTCCTCAGCTGCTTCAGGTGTAGGGGCTTCTTGCAGGTCTTTGACCAGCTGTTCGATATTCATTTTGTCCTCTTTTGTGAGAAAGAATTTTTTGCGAATGGCAGGGTTTGTAACAAGCGAAACTTCGTCGACTTTAATGTCAATCAGGCTGGCGGTCTCCCGTGCCTCCGATGCTGTAGCCTCGAAATTCACCATTTTTTACCAGCTCCCACACGTCGGGATCGTGCTGTGTCACCATGACCCACGATCCTTTCGCAACGATTTCGCCGCCGATGTCCATGTCCGCTAGAGCTATATAACTCTCAACAACAACGGAGCCTGGCGACTTTGCGGCGTGGTGGATGCCTACTGTTCGGGAGTTGACCAAGTATGCGTGCGCTGCTTTTTCAATCTCATTTGCAGTCTCGCGATCACCTTGGGCGTCCGTTACGTCGGGCTCTAACACTACGCCATAAGTCAATCGCTGCTCTGCGGCAGCCTTAACAACTCGTTCAGCCGGAATAGTAGCAAGCTCCGCACGTGCTGTCAAATCTTTATAGATGGCTTTGATTTTGCGCTTGGCTTCTTTCGCGCGCCCTTTGCGGATTGCGTCAGGGTGCGGGATCCAGTAATCAGCAGCGGCACCAAGCTTGTCGCGTGCCTCGATACCGACTGCAACAATCAGCGCGCCTGCGTGTGACTTGAGCACGTTGCCCCTATCGTCGTGTGATGAATCATACTCGCGTTGGATGGCATCGAAGTCTGCGTTGTCCACATTGACGCCAATGTCTCGGAGCGTCGCGCGGTCCGGTCCGCTCAAGGCTTCGCCGTTGATAGCATCCCATGCGCTCGGTCGGGCAGTGACTAACGCAATGTCGTGACTTTTTTGAACCTCGATTTCTCGCCCTTTTAATCTGCTCATTTTAATACGCCTCAAAAATTATGTGTCGTTGCATATTGTCAGGAAGCAAATGGCCATCAAGTGCTTTTATCACGACACTGGATAACCCGAATCGCAAACCGTCCCTGATTTTCTTTTTATCCTCTCTGCTGATTGGGGTAGCCAAAACAGTGTCAGCGAGATCCACACTTCTGCAAGTCATGCTGACAATGCTTTCTTTATTTGTGTCAAAAAAATCAACTCGCGCGAAAGCATCAAGCCCCACAATAAACCGCAAGTTATCTTGTGCATCTACAAAACTAACTAACATTTTTTCACCTCTCCGTTGGTTTTAGGCTTCGTCTTTTTGCCTCAAATTCTCGATTACGTTCCGCTTGTCGCGTAAGCTGTAAGGGATCCGGCGGCGTGGGTAGCTGTCGTGAACTGGTCGGCGAGAACAGCGCAACAGTGCAGCGACAATTCGGGTGCGCCGGTGGCTCCATTATGCCGCCCGGAAACGGTTTACCAATCGGCGCGGTCTGCTTATCGAGTGGCGCGCATATTGGGCAGGTGCGATCATCCATCGCAGTAATCCAACGCCGCACAGTGCCTAGCCCAAGCATTCCGTTTGCCTTCGCTGTTTCAAAAGCAATGCTTGTTCCACGCTCTTGCGCGCGCCTGACTTCTGTGCGAGCGATGTTTTCGCCGCGTCGCATGCGCAATCGTTTTGCATAAGTCGCGGTGTGTCTTGCTATCTGGTCGGGAGTATAGCCCTGCCGTATGAGCGTCTGCCTGTAATTGTCAACAGCTTTCGCCCACGCTTCATGTAAGCCTACCACACCATCGACGTAAGGCTTGCCATGCGGCTTGTAGCCACGTATGCGCCGCGCAATTGCATCCACCGAAACCTCAGCCTCAAAACCTGAGCGGATTACTTCTTGAATTGCTGCCATCGTCCCGTTATTTATTTCAACCACGCGATCCGGCAAAGCTTCGCGCGCGTAGTTTTCTGCGTGTGGGTTTGCAAGTTTGATTGCGTTTATTTTGTCCTCTGCGTTTTGCGGGAAGCCTGGCGTTTCGACGCCTGTCACTACGCCATCCAATAGCGCGTCGATCATGCCCGGACCTGCCACGCGCTCAAACTCAAGACGCGCGGCTTCAGTAATTGAGCGGGGCCAAGGCTTTGTGACAGTTTCGGCGCTCTGCTTTTTTGCCCAGTCTGTCAGCACCGTGACATAAGCCTCGAATGCTTTTTTGTATTGTAACTCAGGACTCATGAGGTAGACCTGCGATGTCAAGCAAGCGCTGTTCGATCTCAGGGGTTGGTGTCAACAAACCAGCGCCCATCATACTTTGCAACAGCGTCCCAAGGCTGGCCATATCTGGCTTGCGGAAGTCGCTAAATGTCAGCTTAGGCCAAAGCTCTTGCGGGAAACCATTGACCGCGCAAAGTGGCTCAATAGCAAAGCGTGTGAAAGTTTCGGCAAAACCTTTCAGCACACCGCTGAGCGCGTCCGAGAATAATGCGGTTTGGCTATCGTGCAAACTAAATGAGCCATAAGCGCCCGTCCCCGAATACAAAAACCCACCGTATAAAATAGCCACGGCGACCTCTGTTCGGTAGCGCTGAATCACTGCGCTCATATCAAACTGACGCGAGCCTCCGCTATTCAGCAAACGTAACTTCCAGCCTGTCGGCTTGCCCTCGACATCGAGCTCGCTTGGCATTAGCAAGCCCTCGCGCTCCCCCCTGCGTATCTGCGTTATTTTTTTCTCAAGGTCTGACACAAGCGCAGGGCTGTACCCGTCCGCGTCTTCGTCAAGCAACTCAGGCGGAACTTCGAGCACCGGCATACCTGTTGCGTCGTTCTCGATTCCGATAGCTTCAAGTGTGCGGATGCGCTTGCCGAAATACCACGGCAGATATGCAGCGCGTAAAACGCTAACGCCTTCAGGATTATTTTTGCGCGCGCGGTATCGGAAAAGCAAAGCGTGGTCCATAGGGATTGTATACTCGTCACCGTCCACGGTTTGCACCATCGCGACAAGTTCATTTTCATCTTCACTATACTCCCAATGATCGAGAGTTTCTTGCGCGCGCAATTCGATCTTGTCCCAAACTAGTCGCCCTGTTGCTGCGTCTTGCTTTAATACTTTCTCAAAAAATCCCCACCCGTATTGCAATGTCCCGACAATAGCTTCTTGGACAAAATCACCCCACGACGTTGTCATTTCATTTTTTGCGTTATCAATAAAGTCCGCAACGTCAACGCCATTTTGATCCGCGCGGTTCGACGGCTCTACCGTCCAATCGACGTTACCTGCAAGCGTGCCAATAAGGTTCAACAGCGGCGCGGCTGCCGGGTCCTGGTCGCCCATCTCGCGATAGACTTTGACGCCGTTTTTGCCTTTTAATTTTTCGAGCCACTCCTCACCAATAACGCCGCTGTTTTCTAACAGCCCTGTTTTACCAAGCGGTTCATTTTTGCCCTTAATGATTGATCGATTGCTGCCAAGGACTTTTTTCATTGATTGACCTCCGACGCGAATAGTAGCACGCGCGCGTTATTGCGTCCACCGTGAGGCATTAACCGCGCTCCTAAACGGGATAGCACGCACTGATTTCTTTTTGCCAATCATGCGCAGCGCGTAAACCGCAGCGTCCACGCCATCGTCATGCTCACCGTTTGGAAAAACTAACAGCTCATCAAGAAACCAATCCGGCAAGCCCGGTGCCAAAAACAAAACGCCTTCCTCAAATCGTGCGGCCATCGGGAGCGCGCGCGTTGTCTTGTCAGCGTCCGGGCGTATAGCCACAATAGGCAAACTGCCGCGCATAAGCTCTTGCACTACCGCGGCTTGGAATTGAACTTTCTCGACGCCTATGATTTTGGGGTTATGCTTTTCAGCTTGAGCACGAATGAATTTCAAGCCATCGCGGAATGAAGCGCGAACCCTTTGAACGTCGAGAATCCACAAGCCACCTTCGCCTTTTCCGACCGTCGCAACTACGGTATAATCTGCCGTTGCTTTGGTGCTGATCGCGAGGTCAACGCCTTGGGTTATTTCTTTGATACCTGTCGGCAGCTTTGTTATCAGGTGCTCCGCCTTGAATAACTCGCCGCCCGCCTGTGTAGGTCGCTGTTGAAACATGCCCGCCCACATGATCGAGCCGACACCGTTTTTTATTTTCTGCAGGTCCGTTTGTGTATAGCGTTCAGGACAAAGCGCTTCGCCTGGCTTGCGCCCCATCGGATCGCCTTCCTCAGCGAAAGCAGGCAAGCGGATTTCTTCCCAATCATCCGTATGCTTATCGAGTAAAAAACCTGCGAGGTCCCCTTGATGCCAGCGCGTCATGATGACGATGATTGATGCGCCAGGCTCCGCACGGGTGTACAGCGTCGAATTAAACCAATCGATAGCGCGCTTGCGGAATACTGGGCTTTGCGCTTCTTCCCAGTTTTTCACGGGGTCGTCGATAATCAATAAGTCGCCGCCGCGCCCCGTAATGCCACCGCCAACGCCAGCGGTTCGCATGCCGCCCCCCTCGCGCGTTTTCCAGTCCGTGCGCTGCTTTGTATCACCATCAGGTTTTGCCCATGCTAGATCGTTTGTTGCAAGCTCGGTGCGGACCTTAACACCGAAGTCGCCTGCGAGCGTATCGGCATAGCTTGCAAGCATCACGCGCTTGTTTGGGTTTGTGTCGAGAAACCAGGTCGGCAACCAGTGACTAAGCAGCTCGCTTTTGCCATGACGAGGCGGGCATGAAATAACCAAGCGCGCGCCACCTTTTTCAAGTGCCGTCTGTACTCGCTCCGCAAGGTATTTGTGAAAAGGATAAGCGACCCACGCACCGCCGCTCATGCGTTCAGCGTATCGCCAAAGCTCCGCGCGCCAAGCGTTTGCTGCGATTTGGTTAATCATCGAACCACTGCGTTTTAATTTGCTTAGCAACATATTCCGCCATCAAAGGCGGTACGGACATACCGATAAGCCACTTGCGCTTGTTCGCTGTTGCTTTACCATAATTATAATCTTGAGGGAAACTGCCGATAGCTTGCCATTCTCTGAACGTCAAAAATCTAGGCCTTGTTGGATGGTAAATTGTGGCAGCACTACCAGAAACAAGCGTATTCGCAGGAGCCGCCAGCTTTATCTTCACATGACTAAACAATGTGCCTTTGCCGGCAACAGTCTCAAATGATTTCCCTTGTTCACATTTGTTCCAATGGCGCCGTGCATTCTCTGTCAAGCCTATCTTCTCGCCAGCCAAAGGCGCGCCGTCATCACCAACAAACTCGGCGACGTCACCAAACGTATAATGCTTTGACTCGGGCTCGAACTTCAACGCAGGCAAATTCAAATCGCGTCGTCTTGCAATAAAAAAAACACGCACCCGACGCTGCGGCAAACCAACATCAACGCCGTTCAATTTAAAAATCTGCACATCGTATCCAGCATTAGACAAACCATGAACAATCTCTTTAACGTATCCTTTCGACTTGCCGAGTAAAATCCCGGTTACGTTCTCTGCGACAACAACTTTTGGCTTTAGCTTCGCGGCTAAATCAATGAACGAAAAGAAAAGGTCGTCAAGCCTTTGGTGCGCTTGTCCCTCGCTGAATTGCTTTTTCTTCCCCCAATCTTTTTCACGATTGCCAGACATCGAGAAAGTTGAGCACGGGGGAGAGCCGTCGAGAATATCCAATCCATAAAGTTCGGGCTCAAGCTCTTTGTCTATCATGTCTCGGATTGAGCAGATATGCGCAATGCGGGGGTGGAAGTTTCTATCGTAATGAGCAAAAATCTTTGGGTCTATTTCATTGCACCCGACAACATCACATCCAGCTTTTTCATAACCCATCGTCGAGCCACCGCCACAAGCAAAAGTCGAAAAGACTTTTGGCGCGCGAGGTTCTGGCTTTTCCAAATCGGCGAGGTTCCAGACGAATGGAAATTTTTTAATCATCGTTCCACTCGAAATCACAGCGCGGGCAATGATGATCGAAGTTATCAAAATCTTCCGCGTTTATTTCTCCAGACTGGATTTCATTTTTCCTTTCAGCCCCCGCACCGTCAAGCCCCAACTCCCCTAAATCAAGCCCTAGCTCAACGTCGGCACCGAGAACATCTTGGTCCCAATCTAAACCAAGCTCGCCCGCACGGTTGTCGGCATACGCAAGCTGACGCGCCTTGCCTGTCGGCTCCTCAAGGTCCAGGTCTTTGCGCTGCACCACGACAAGCTCAGTGCCATCTGTCTCAACGAAACGAACAGGCACGCCAAGCTTTTCTGCAGCCTCAAAGGTTTTATTGCCCGCAATGATGTTCCCGTCTTTATCTGCGAGTATTGAGCGCCCGGCACCAAGGTCCTTTAATGATTTCTCAACGAGAGCGCGCCCGCGCTTTGTGCCTTTGTTTGCGTTGTGTTTATCAGCTTTGAGTTTCATTCAGTCACGTCCTTAATGCCAAGCGCTTGCAGCTCCTCAGCGATAATCTTGAGCGCTTCGCGTGCTCTTGGGATTTGCATCAGTGCTCGGTACTGCGATGCGTTGACTTCCTGCGTCTGCACCATGCCGGACAGTTCGACCTTGTGAGCCTGCGGCTCTGCGAGGTCCACGAGCATTTTCATCGCCTTGAGGTCGCCGCTGTATGCGAGCGCTTGTAGCGTCATCACATTTGCTTTAGCGTTCGGCCCTCGCGCGTCTTTAGGTTCAAAACCTCGACCTATTAGTTTTTCCCATACGACGTCTGGCGGGTTTTTTTTGAGCAGCATTTTTGCGTAGCTTGCCATTGAGTGCTTGGCACCGACAGGGCGACCCTTAGGGTTTCGGACCTCGCCTTTTTTAATTGGAATCAGGTTGCCATTGCCCAGACGCTTAGTCTTTTTTGTTTCGCTTTTGTTAGGCATGCCTAACGCACCACTTCATGACAAACCCAATGACCTGCCAGGTTCATATCTCTATCAACATAGTAGGCGTTAGGGTCGTCAATAAAATTGCAAACGAATGGACGACCGCAAGCACTAACGCGGGCCACAAATTGATCATGCTCTACGATGGAAACATCCGAGCAGGCAGACGAGATGGAAGCGGCGCTCTCGATAGCGTCAGTACGGTTTTTAGCGGCTTCGGCGCGCCAGTTGCTGTGAGCACTGGCAAGCGAAAAGAACACGCCTAAAAATAGAACTACGAGGTTTTTCATTTTTTGCTCCAGATATACTTTTCAACAGCGGCTCTGATTAGCTCGCTTACCGACATGCCATCAATAGCTGCCGCAGCGCGCAGTTTATCTGCTGATGACTCACTCATCCGCAGTGCGATATATTTTGATTTTCTTTTTGCCGGTGCAATTTCCGGTCTGCCAATTTTTGTCATGGTTTGCACTATTGCATTTTGTGAGACGAAAAGCAATAATCGGAAAGACAAGTCAAGAAAAATAAACGCCCACTATTCCGATAACATCTATCAATTTAATATAATATAAAAACACACACAAACAGAGTCCCTGAAAAATCGCCCTTCCTCTCCCCTTCCCTCCCTCATATATAAATATATGAGGGGGAGGGGGGGAGTGTCAGGATGCTGTCGAGGAGTTTAGAGAGCAGGGAAAAATGAGATAAGTATATGATTTTATTGCTCCCTGTATATTATTGGGGAGCACAGGGAGTCAGATTTTAGACAAAGACCACGCGCTTGCATGTGTTTCGTCAAGAAGCACCCACCCATTGTGTACAATTCCTACTAATCCACCAAGCATTAAGAAGCCGATTGTCTTCTTTTGCTCGCTTGGATATGTGTGATTTTGGGCAGTGCGTTCGGCATATCCCATCTGTTCAGTAAGTAATCTAAGCAACGTAGATTTTGCGACGTACGGCTTGCCGTCGATAAATTCTTTTTCTCCGAGTTCCCATGCTAGCCTAAAAGTTTTGATATGCTTCGCGGTTAAATTGTCCGGCTTATCCTTGCGCTCAGGCTCGCCTGTTTCGACCAAAACCGCACTGGTTATCTGCTCGCCATCATCGTCCTGCCAGTCCAAAACATCGACAGTCTCAAGCTCAAAGTGCACTGGTTCCATCTGCTCGCTGTCTTTGCTTTTGGTTTGTCTGAGCGTTATTGTGTCGTCTGATTTATGCACAGATAGTTCAATATCAAGCGCAGCTCGCCA